GTCCGATCAGCTACGCCTTCCGTGATCGTCACCCTGGCGACATTGTGAACGGCATCGGCTACCGCGTGACCGAGGTGCCAGCTGACCAGATCATTCATCTCTTTGTAACCGAGCGCCCCGGCCAGACACGCGGATTTCCTTGGGCGTCCAGCGCCATCAAACGGCTGCATCATCTCTCTGGCTATGAAGAGGCCGAGGTGGTACGAGCCCGCGCCAACAGCTCACTGATGGGCTTCATCCAAACGCCTGAAGGTGAACTCAACGGTGACGACGTTGAGGATGGCGATCAGGTGACACGGTTCGAGCCCGGAGTGTTCAAATATCTGGCGCCCGGCGAAACCGTCAACATCCCGCAGCTGGATGCACCGGATGGGCAGTTTGAGCCGTTCTTGCGTGCCATGCTGCGCAGCGTTGCCGCGGCCATGGGCTGCAGCTTTGAGACGATCAGCCGAGATTTCAGCCAGTCGAACTACAGCAGCAGCCGGCTAAGCCTGCTGGAAGACCGCGACCACTGGCGGATGCTGCAAGACTTGATGATCGAACACGTGCTTCAGCCGGTGTTTGATCGTTGGATGGCTGCTGCTGTTGCTGCCGGTCAGTTGAGCCTGCCTGGCTACAACGCGATGCCTGAGCGATATGAGGCCGTGCGCTGGTATCCGCGGGGATGGGCCTGGGTCGATCCGCAAAAGGAAGTTGATGCTTACACCAAAGCGGTTCGGGCCGGTTTCAAGACGCAAGGAGAGGTGGTGGCCGAGGGCGGTGGCGACCTTGAAGATCTGCTCACGGCACGTGCAGCTGAAGTTGATCGAGCCGAACAACTAGGCCTGCAGTTTGAAACCAATCCCGCCGATGATGCGCAGGGCGGTGCTGTCGATGCCACGCCCGAAGCTGCAGCGGTTGAAGAGGAAGAGCCAGCCTGATAGGCCTCCCGCCTCAGACAATAATGTTTAAGGCGGCTATGGATAGCATGGGAGCAAGATCAGAGGATCAGATTGTGGAACTGCGCGATCTCAACCAAGAGCCGCTCTACCGCTCTGCGGTAGTGGCTGAGGTTGCCCGCGCTGCCGAAGATCCTGAAGTTGTTGAGTTCACATTCAGCTCAGAGCAGCCGGTTGAGCGCTACTTCGGCATGGAAGTGCTCAGCCACGATTCTGATGCCATGAATATGGAGCGCCTGAACAGCGGCGCGGCACCATGGCTGTGGAACCACAACCCTGAGGTTGTGCTGGGTGTGGTTGAGCGGGCATGGATGGGCGAAGATCGCCGCGGCCGTGTCCGCACCCGATGGAGCCCAAATACAAGATCAGAAGGGACTGAAGAGTTCAAGCGCAGACAGGACTGGGAGAGCGGCACGATCCGCAACGTGTCTTTCATGTATTCGATTGATGAGCCGCTCGACACGACAAGCCGAGATGGCTTTGCGGTGGTGACTAAGTTCACGCCGATGGAAGTGTCGGCTGTCAGCATCCCTGCTGATCACACTGTCGGCCAAGGCCGCAAGGCCGGCCTAGACAGCAGCTCCGGGCCTCCCGGTGCTGCAGCGGCATCTGCCGCACCCTCGACCCACAACGAAAACACCCCAATGGAACCCTCCACCATCGACATGGAGGCAGTGCGGGCTCAGGCTGCGGCCGATGAGCGCACCCGCGTTGCCTCCATCACTGCCCTTTGCCGTGAGCACAAGGCCGACGATCTGGCTCAAAGCCTGATCGAGTCCGGCGCTTCTGAGGCTGATGCAATGCGCTCGGTGCTCGGCGAGATCGCCAAGCGTCCTGCTGCTCAACCTGCCACGCCTGCTGCTCCTGCCCGTTCTGCCCAGCCGATCGCCACTGGCGGTTCTGCTGACATCGGATTGACTGAGAAGGAGTCGCGCGAGTTCAGCTTCGTGCGTGCCATCCGTGCGCAGATGATGCCCGGTGATCGTGCTGCCTTCGAGGCCGCCGCTTTTGAGCGTGAGGTGAGCGAAGCCACTGCTCAGCGCATGGGCCTAACCCCCCGTGGCATCCTGGCCCCCAACGACGTTCTCCGTCGTGATCTAACCGTTGGCACTGCTTCTGGCGCTGGCGATCTGGTTTATACCGACGCACGGCCTGGCAGCTTCATCGAGTTGCTGCGCAATAGCCTCGCCCTGAACACCCTGGGCGTGACAATGCTGACCGGCCTGCAAGGCCCTGTCTCGATGCCTCGCCAGAGCGGCCCCGCTACCGCGTACTGGATCAGTGAAGGCGGCGAGCCTACCGAATCGCAGCCCAGCGTTGACCAAGTGGCACTGGTGGCCAAGACCCTTGGCGCCTACACCGAGTTCAGCCGTCGTTTGATGCTGCAAAGCTCGATCGACGTTGAGCAGATGGTGCGCACCGAGCTGGCCACCATCATTGCCCTTGAGATCGATCGGGCGGCCCTGTACGGCATTGGCTCCAGCAGCCAGCCTGAAGGCCTCAAGTTCGTGACAGGCATTAACACCGAAGACTTCGGCGCGGCAAACCCGGATTACGCCGAGATCGTCAGCATGGAGTCCAAGATCAATGCGGACAACGCCGACATCGGCGCCATGTCCTATTTGACCAACTCCACCATCTACGGCGGCTTCAAAACCACCGAGAAGGCCACCAACACCGCTCAGTTCTTGCTTGAGCCCGGCGGCACCGTGAATGGCTACAACGTGGTGCGCTCCAACCAAGTAGAAACCGGCGACGTTTTCATCGGTGCTTGGGATCAGATGGTGATGGGGATGTGGGGGGCGCTGGATATACAAGTGAACCCATACGCCCTGGACAAGTCAGGCGGTGTTCGCGTGACTGCACTGCAGGACGTGGACGTGGCAGTTCGCCATCCCGAGTCCTTCTGCCGCGGTAACAACACCTTGTGACCATGAAGCTCCTGATCCTGCGCCAAACCTCCATCACTGGCCAGCCTGTAAGGGCTGGTGATGTGATCGAGGTGAACGATCGAGACGGCCGGCAGCTGATCAACAGCGGCAAGGCTGAGCCAGCAACGGCTCCGGCTGCTCCTGCAGCTGCTCCGGTTGCGCAGGATGCGGAGCCCGTTCAACGCAAACGCCCACGACGCACCAAATCCAATGGCCCTACATGAGCTGACGCTGGACAAGCTCCAGCACTTCACCCTTCTCGCTACAACCACCATTACCGCCACTGGCGATCAAGCCGCTGTCGATCTGGCCGGCTACGAAGGCGATGTTCAGATCATCCTCTCCGGCACTGCTGCTGGCGCTGGCGCTGATCTGACCTTTCGCATTGAAGAGTCGGACGCTTCAGGCGGCACCTACACCGCTGCCACTGGTGGTGGCTTCACTGTTCTGGGCAATACCGCCTACAAAGAGGTGATCACCCTCAACAGCAACGACCTCAAGCGCTACATCCGCCTGAGCTGCACCGCAGAGACTGGCACCGCTAGCTCATCTGTGACTTGCTTCGGTTTTGGCCTGAAGAAGTACGGTTGATCCGAGGGCGGATCGATAGCCCCCGCCGCAAGGTGGGGGTTTTTTCATACTTGGCTATTCTCGATAGAGTGTGTAGGTAACCATCCGGCGTGCTATGAGTCTGCCTCGCATCGGTGGCTTCTCAGCCCCGGCCACTGCTGATTTTGCTGATCTGGACTACGACGGCAGCGATCGGCTGACCACGATTACCTACAAGCAAGGCGGCTCTGGCGGCGGTGTCGTTGGCGTGCTGAACATCACCTACGTGAGCACGAGCACTCGCGTAGACACTATCTACTGGAGTTGAGAAGATGGCCTATAAGTTCAACCCGCTGATCGGCATTGGCCTAGATGATGTTGGCGAAGGCGGTGCAGGCGGCGGCACCCCTGGCGGCTCCGACACGCAGGTGCAGTTCAACGATGGCGGCAGCTTCGGCGGTGATGACGGGCTCACTTTTGACAAGACAACTAATGCTTTAACAGTTGGCGCAAGCACTGTTGATGGTGGCTCTGCAAAGATTTATGGCGACATCAACCTGGACGACGGCGGCAGCTTCTCTACCACAGTTCAAGCAGTAACACCAACTGCCAACCGCACAATCAGCTTCCCCGATGCCACTGGCACTGTTGCACTTGTTAACGGTGCTAACGGCACAATCCAG